CCATGGTCTACTGGGTGGGAAAGAACAATAGAACAAGCGTTCAATTGTCCAGGAATGATTGATATGTGTATCAACTTTATTCGTCCTGGAAAAATGCTACCAGTACACAACGATCAATATGTGTGGGACTGGATATCAAAATCTATGGGAAAGAAAATGGAAGGGTTTACTACTTCCTTTGGAATACACATTCCTGAACCAGAGAAGCAATGTTTAGTATTTGATGGCGAAGAGAAAGTTTGGAAGACTGGAGAGTTTAGAACTTTCAATGGCGAATTTATCCAACACTACATGAAGAATCTTGGAAACGATTGGCGCATCACAGGTGTTATGGAAATAGAAAAGCATTATTGGAATTTGTAATCTTGCAACACTCTATCCCAGAGGGTAAATGGGTATTTACTTTAATTATAAAAAGGTGTATAATTTACTTATGATGACTGATTTATTAAAACCGACTTTTGACTGGATTCGTGATGACTGGAATTCTAATCCTTTTCGCTTTATTGCCGAGCTTCTTGCTTGGGCTATTAGTATTGGGTGTTCGATCACAATGGCACTCACTGTCCCAAACCCTCCCCTCTTGGCTCTTTATCCTGTTTGGATCACTGGCTGTGCTATCTATGCTTGGGCTGCTTATACTAGGAAATCTTTTGGCATGCTTGCTAACTACATCCTGTTAACTGCTATTGATACATTTGGTTTGATACGTATGATTATGTAAGGAAATATTATGAGTGTTGTTCGTTTTATTGAGAATGTTGCTGCTGTTGATGTTACAAACGGACATCACATGGATCCAGGACCGAACTCCATGCTAATCAGTATTACTGATCCTGCTGGGTGGCGTCCAACCCCAAAATTTAATTTTAAAGAAAGACACGACTTCGAGTTTCTCGATGCTGAAGATGAAGATGGTTTTCCTGACGAAGCGAAAATCAGCGATGAGCAAGCACAGAAACTTGTTGAACTGTTACAACACGCACTAGACAAACACATGAATGTTGTCGTTCATTGTATGGCAGGTATCTGTCGTTCTGGTGCTGTGGTCGAAGTTGCCACGATGATGGGATTTAATGATTGCGAAAAGTATCGTCAACCTAATCTTCGTGTGAAACATAAAATGATGAAGATCCTTGAATGGACTTATGACTTGGACGCAACACGTCCAGTCGATGGAGAATATAAATGAAAGTTGCTGTAACCTCAGACGTACACTTAGAGTTTGGTCAGTTGTCGTTAGATAACACTGACAATGCGGACGTTCTGATTCTTTCTGGAGATATCTGTGTTGCTCGTGACCTTATGGAACACGATCCTCACGGTATCGTTGACTTTGGTAAGTCTGCGAGGTATCACCAATTTTTCCAGGAATGCTGCGCAAGATTCCCGCATGTGATTTACATTGCTGGCAATCATGAGCATTATCATGGAGACTTTAAATATACCGTATCAGATTTAAAGAAACGACTTGGGTATCTAGAAAATCTACACATCCTCGAAAGAGAAGTTTTTGAACTTGATGATGTGGTGTTTGTCGGTGGCACTCTTTGGACTGATATGAACAAGGAAGACCCAATAACACTTCATATGATGACACGTATGATGAACGACTTCCGTTGCGTAGATAATGGTAACCGAGAAGTTACTTATAAAACATTTGACGATCCTGAGAATCCAGAGAAGCCAACCTTTAGAACTAGAGTTGCACGTTTCTCTCCGCAGGATGCTGTTGAAGAACATAAGAAGATGTTGGATTATATTCGTGTTGTTTATGAAAATCTTCCAGCTGAAAAGAAGATGGTTGTTGTTGGACACCACACTCCATCACATGCTTCTTGTCACCCAAGATATAAAGACGATCAGGTTATGAATGGTGGTTATCATAGTGACTTGTCTGAGTTTATTTTGGATCGTCCAAGAATCAGCTTGTGGACACATGGTCATACACATGAAGTGTTTGATTATTTGATTGGAGGGTGTCGTGTTGTTTGCAACCCTCGTGGATATATTGGTTACGAAGAACTTGCAGACAATTTCTTTTTAAAATACGTTGAGGTATAATATGCTTTGGGGATTCATTATCTTGGGTGTTGTTTGTCTTGCTGCGATGCTATGGGCAATCTCTAGTTTTGAATCTTCATGCACTGGTAATTGCAAACAAGGTCGTGAATGCGATTGTATGAAGGGTGGGAATGATGAGTGAGTATACACCAGACAAATGGGTAGTGGTAAAAATTACCAGCGATAAATTTGCGCCTGTCTATAAAGTATTTGCTTGTTGGTATGGTGGATGGGCTGGCTCTGATTCGTGGAAACTGAATAGTGGAATTACAAGAGCATATGAAGATGGAAATTGTTTTATGTTTGATGGAAGTAGTGGATCTACTTACACTTGCCATAAATCAAGTTACGGTAGCAATGCGTATGGCGCTGGTGTTCTACAAAATATGATTAGCAATGCATCTACCAATGGAATTACTATCGAGATCTTACCAGAAGATACTAATTTTTTGGAGTTGAATTATGACTGAGTTATTGGAGCAATCATTTTTTCTTTCTGACGAATCAGCGAAGAAAACTGCTACCGTCTACAAACATATTGTAACAGGTAGTTATAATGTTGTCGTTAAGAGCGACACTGGAACAACTTATACTGCGCACTTTGACAATCGTGAAGACGCAGAAAATTTCGCAGAGGATTGGGTATTGCCATGAGTAAAAATAGTTGGCTTCTTGAAGTTGAGCAAGCACCAGACGGTGAGTTCTTTATCCAGTTACCTGAAGATTGTCTAGAACAATCTGGCTTTAAAATTGGTGACGAACTTGACTGGAAAGATAATGGTGATGGGAGTTGGACATTGACAAAGAAACAAGATAAAGTTTGGGTGATGGTTGATTGTATTCAATCTTATCGTATGCGCTATATGGTTCAAGCGCCAGCATCTAATCCTGAATGGGCGCTAGATACTGTTACTATGAATGAAGCGAAAGAGTTTTCGCAAGAAGCGTTGCCTGAGCAAATCTTCAGCCACCGTGTTGTGACTGAAGAAGAAGCGTTGCGTATTTGTAATGAAGATAATGATTACGCTAGATCTTGGGATGACGAAAAGAAAGTTGAAGTATTCTTCACTAAAGAGGGAGAGAAACGTGACTACTAAGTACACCTTCAAACAAGAGTATGCTGGGTTTGAGCATCATCACTACGGCAATCCACCATCAACTGTTACTATGGAGATAAGTGGTGATCTAAATCTTACGCAGATGCTAGAACGATTCGAAGATTTTCTAAGAGGATGTGGGTTTGGTTTTGAAGGACATTTAGATTTTGTTAATGATTATGATGATACTTTAACAAGTGAATCTGACGGTAACAATTTTGTCATTCCTACCGATGACACAATCGAACATTCAGGATTCTACTTTGATGCGGATAGAAACAAATGAAAGTTTATATAAACAAGTATAGATACCATTGGCTTTCACCATATACAATTATGGAGAAGGTATTGTTCTGGAAAAAGTGGACAGACCCAGAGTTCGATCTATACGATGACAAGAACGACAAGTATACTGACTGGTTGGTTAAACCTATGCAGGTAGTAGAGAAAGTTCTTGACTTCATTCACCCCAAAATTGATTATGTAAAAATTGATAAGTGGGATACTTGGAATATGGATGGTACATTGTCTAGAATTATTCTACCAATGTTAAAACAGCTTCAAGCAACTAAACATGGTTCGCCTTTGGTTGATGACGAAGATGTTCCTGAAGAACTACGCAGTACTTCTGCGCCAGCAAAAGAAAATGAATGGGATACTGACGCAAATCATTTTAAGCGTTGGGACTGGGTAATGGATGAACTTATCTGGACATTCGAACAACTTCATCCAGACAACGATTGGGAACAACAGTATTATTCTGGTGAGCATGATACTACATGGGAAAAGACAGAAAGAACTTATCCTAATCCAGAAACAGGAAAAGAAGAAGCAACATATGAATTGAAGAGAGGTCCAAAAGATACTTTTAAAATTGATTCTGATGGTTTACAAAATCATCAAAAACGAATTACTAACGGACTCCGTCTGTTTGGTAAATATTATCAAGGATTGTGGGATTAATATGAGCAAAGTTTTTACAGACGTAGGTGTATTTTTAAAAGCGTGTGGGCAAAACTATCCATCACAACCAGACCCAAAGGTTTCTGATTTAGCAGAACTTTATAAGAAACTTATTAAAGAAGAGGTTGAAGAATTTTGGGAAGCAGAAGCAGCAAGCGATGACGCAGAACAATTAGATGCTTGCTTCGATATGATTTGGGTTATTGTAGGATACATGTATGCACGTGGATGGAACCCACATCTCGCTTGGGATGAAGGCGCAAAATCTAACCTTGCTAAGATTGATTCTAAGACAGGTAAGGTTATTCGTAGGGAAGATGGAAAGATCCTTAAACCAGAAGGCTGGCAACCACCAGACTTCACCAAATTTGTGAGGTAATTATGATTGACTGCATGATTATTGGAGACAGTATTGCTGTTGGAACTTCAATGGCACGTAAGGAATGTGTTTCGCTTGGAGCAAACGACCATAAGGGTGTGAAGACAGAAGCGGAACTACGCAAGATGCGATCTACTGTTAAAGCTGATCGTGTATTTTGGATTAGTCTTGGTAAAGATCGCAAACAAGAACAGATGGCAGCAATCACAAAGATTGCTGCTGAATATGGTGATACTATTATCCCACGACCAGAAGATCATATGAGTGCAGACAAAATTCATCCTACTGGTAAGGGATACAAGATTATAGGTGAAGCAGCAAAATGATTACGATTTACTTGGATATGGACGGAGTCGTATGCAACTTTCAGGAAAAGTTTGAGGTTCTCAAACCAGCTGGTGTTAAATACGACAAAGACATTTTTGCTAAAGCAGTTATGGAAGGTAAGATCTTTGAGGATCTAAACTGGATGCCAAACGGTAGGCGATTGATCAACCACGTTCGCACACTACAGGGTGTTAAAGTTGAGATGCTTACCTCAGTAGGTACACCTCGTACTGAACAAGGCGCAGAAGCAGCAAGA